GGTGGCAAACAAGTTAAAGTCTTTGAAGATCGTAGAAAGAAAGACGAAGTTATCTACAAAGGAATGGAGTAATGTCTGTTGTCACTAAATTAGTTGAATGGTTCAACAAGATAACCAAAGAACAATACGATGTAACAATCTACCTGAACAATGGTAAGTTGTTTCCCAATGGTAAACCACACATCATGGTTTCATTGAAGAAGATTAAGAAGATGACTAACAGCTTCCTATCAGGCACAGATATTAATGGGCAGACTTATGAGTTCAGTAGCGTTGAGGATTTTAACTACGAGATCAAGAAGATATATTAATGGGCAGACCTAAGAAAGATAAGACAACACTGACAGATACTCCAAGGCAGTTTGAGAAAGACCCTGAGTTAAACCTTACTGAAATGCAGAACGCTTTTGTGTGGCATTACACTGAGGGTTCTTGTTCGCAAACAGAAGCGGCTAGACGAGCAGGTTATGAGTTTCCAGCCGTAGCCGCTAACAAGATGCTCAATGGTAAAGACCAACCTCATGTCACCAAAGCTATCAGGATTAAACAAGATGAGTTAGCTGAGAAGTATGCCATCACTCCACAAAAGACTGGCACGATGTTGTGGAAGATCACTGAACAAGCGTTTGAATCAGGACAACTCAATGCCGCTGTGTCTGCTATCAAGGAGCTCAATCAACTCGCAGGACTATCAGTTCATAAGACTCAATCTCTCAACATAAATGCCAACCTTGATGCCATGTCAAGGGATGATATTAAGGATCGTTTAGCGAAGCTCTTAGGAGGCGACAGCGATACTTACTCGCCCAAGGACATGTAGCACTTTAACTAAGTATTAGCGACCTCTTGATTTCTTTTTCATTTCTTTCAAAAAACTCGACCTGACCAAAAAAGCACCACAGATCAAAGGCTTACGCCTGTATTCTTATGTATTCCTTTGTGCAATCATTTGCACATCTGTGTGCATAGGTGTCACAGCTACGCCAAACCTATTGGAAGGAACCCTATAGGAGTCGGCTTTTCTCTCAGATCGTTTATTCTTCCGACCCCTACACCCCTATATATAGGTTGGTTGGTGGCGTCACCTTTATAAGCAAGTCAGGTACACTGAATCACCAAAAAAACTCAACCCAAAAAAATTCCAAAAAAAATTATGCAAAAAAATTTGTGTAAAATTTTGCACAAAAAAAATACTGCACCTAATTTGGTCATGTATACAAAGTTGCACAAATTTATAAACTATGTTATAATACATTTGGGTCAAGATTTTATAAGAATATGAAATCGCCCAATTTTCATAAGGGAAAGCA